AAAATGTGGGTTGATGGTGAGAGTGGTGCAAACGGATTTAATAATATAAATTTACATTGGACTGTTCATCCTGAAAGAAATCAATCATGGAGAGATGAACAAACTCGTATATTGGGAGTAAAGGGTGCTGCACAGGAATGTGATTGTGACTTTGTGGGTTCAGGTGATACTGTAATTGACCCGGCATTATTAACATGGTATAAAGACACATATGTAATGGACCCGATTGAAAAAAGTGGGTTTGACGGAAATTATTGGAAATGGGAACATCCTAATTACAATAGAGCATATATGGTAGTTGCCGATGTCGCTAGAGGTGATGGTTCGGATTATTCTACATTCCAAGTTATTGATATTGAAGATAGTTCACAGGTTGCAGAATATAGAGGTAAAATTGAAACAAAAGATTTTGGAAACTTTTTAGTAGCAGTATCCACAGAATGGAATAATTCACTATTAATTATAGAAAACTCAAATGTAGGATGGGCAACTATCCAACAGGCGATTGATAGAGGATATGGTAATTTATTCTATATGAGTAATGACCTAAAATATATTGATGTTGAAAAACAAATGTCTAATAAGTTTTATAGAGACGAAAAGAAATTGGTTGCAGGATTTGGAACAACGATAAAAACAAGGCCACTTATAATTTCTACATTAGACACATACATAAATGGTAAAGATATTTTAATTCGTTCTCAAAGACTTATAGATGAATTATTTACATTTATTTGGAGTGGTGGCAGAGCCGAAGCAATGAAGGGATATAATGATGACTTAACAATGGCAATGGCAATTGGACTTTGGGTTCGTAATACAGCACTTCGTTTAAAACAAGAAGGTATTGATTTAACAAAAACAATGTTAAATTCAACACAGGTAAGTCAATATACTGGTTTTGTTTCATCGGGACATCTTAAACAAAATCCTTATGAAATGGATATGGGTAAAAAGGGAGTAGAAAATTTAACTTGGTTATTGGGATAATTATATATTTATATAGTGAAACTATTCTAAATGAACGAAGACTTAAATAATTGGTTTAAAGAAAAATGGGTAAACATCGGCAAAAAAGTTGATGGCAAACACCCGCCATGTGGAACTTCGGGAGAAAAAAGGGGTTATGCAAAATGTGTTCCTGCAGCAAAAGCAGCCGGAATGAGTAAAAAAGAAAAAGAAAGTGCCACTCAAAGAAAAAGAGCTGCACAAAATGATGCAGGGAGAGGTGGTAAGGATAGTAGTGGACAAGGTAAGAAACCAATATATGTTTCAACAAAACCAAAAAATGAAACTATGAATATAGAAGAAAGACTAAATTTATTTTTAGAAAAGAATTGCCCAACAGACCCAGGTAAATGGTCGGCAAGTAAATCAGCTGCAAAATCTAAGTTTGATGTTTATCCATCTGCATATGCAAACGGATGGGCAGCAAAAAATTATAAATCAAAAGGTGGTAGTTGGAAAACCTGCAGCGAAAATGTAGTAAACGAAGTAACGGGTAGAGAAGCAAAAGAAATTGCTAAATTGACGGGTACGCGTGATAGTATAGTACAAAAATTTATAGATGATTTTAATTTGAATGCTAAAAACCTTTTTAATTTTATAGCTAAAGGAAAAGAAAAAGTTAGAAAAGATTTCGCAACTGCAATGTCAGGTAGACCTGGTAATAGATATCAAGGTGATTTCGTAGGTATGTTTGGTGAAGGTATATTAAACGAAGCTTGTTGGGAAGGATATAAACAAGTAGGTGGTAAAATGAAAAATGGTAGAATGGTTCCAAATTGTGTTCCAATAAGTGAAGAGGTTGATACTGATTACGATGAATTGGATGTAGAGCCTGAAGAGATTGAAGATTTTATTGAATTTTTAAAAGCATATAAAAACACTTTAGCTGAAGCCAATTGTGGTTGTGTTTATGAAGCTGAATATCAAGGTAGAGAAGTTAAGTTGGGTAAACCAATGCAAGGTGATGTTAAGAAATTCAAAGTGTATGTAAAAAATCCTGCAGGGAATATAGTTAAGGTAAACTTCGGCCAAAAAGGAATGAAAATTAGAAAATCAAATCCCGCAGCTAGAAAATCATTTAGAGCAAGAATGAATTGTGATAATCCAGGCCCAAGACATAAAGCAAATTATTGGAGTTGTAGAAAATGGTAATATTTGGAAATACCAAATATTTTTCGTATATTTAGAAAAATAGAATTATATAAAATGGCAGACAAATCAATATTTAGTAGGTTACAGAAATTATTTTCAACAAACACTATTGTCCGTAAAACGGCCGACGGTGTAAAAGTTATAGATACGGATGAGTATCAAAATATGACTACAAACTTAGTTGACCGCTTTATGAAAATGAAAGTGTCAAACTATGGTGCAGGAGCAACTCAATCTTCAATGGCATATCAACAAGTTAGAATTGATTTGTTTAGAGATTACGATTCAATGGATATGGACCCGATTTTGTCATCCGCATTAGATGTTTATTCGGATGAGTGTACGGCTAGAAATGAAATGGGTAATGTATTAAAGATACATCATGAAGATGACCAAATTAAACAAATATTAGAAAATTTATTTTACGATATATTAAATGTAGAATTTAACTTATGGCCATGGACTAGAAACTTAGTTAAATATGGTGATTTCTTTTTACAATTAGAAATAGCAGATAAATTAGGTATTGTAAATGTAATGGCGTTATCAACATACGAAGTTAGTAGAGTAGAAGGATTTGATCCAGAAAATCCACAAAGAGTTAAATTTATATATGCACCATACCAAAACCCATCGAGTGGATATGGTCAAACTCCAAAGAAAGAATTTGAGAACTATGAAATGGCACACTTCCGTTTAAATTCGGATTCAAACTTTTTACCTTACGGAAAATCAATGATTGAAGGTGGTAGAAGAGTTTGGAAACAATTGATGTTAATGGAAGATGCTATGTTAATTCATAGAGTAATGAGAGCTCCTGAAAAGAGAATATTCAAAATTGATGTGGGTAATATTCCACCAAATGAGGTTGATAACTATATGCAGAAGATTATCAATGGTTCAAAGAAAGTTCCATTTGTAGACGAAAGAACTGGAGATTACAATTTGAAATACAATATGCAAAATCTTGTTGAAGATTATTATATGCCAGTTCGTGGTAATGATAATGGTACTTCAATTGATACCCTAAAAGGTTTGGAGTACAATATGATTGATGACATTAACTACTTAAAAGGTAAGTTAATGGCAGCATTGAAAATTCCAAAAGCATTCTTAGGATATGAAGAAGATGTAAATGGTAAAGCAACTCTTGCAGCACAAGATGTTAGGTTTGCAAAAACAATTGAAAGAATACAAAGAGTGTTGATTTCAGAATTAACTAAAGTGGCAATTATTCATTTATATGCACAAGGTATTACCGATGATAAATTAACAGACTTCTCATTGGAACTTACAATACCATCTAAAATATACGAACAAGAACAAGTTGAATTATATACTTCTAAAGTAGCATTGATTACACAAATGCAAGCAACTAAAATGTTCTCTAAAGAGTGGATGTATGAAGCAGTAATGAAACTTGCAAAAGATGAACAGGATACAATGACATTACAGGTATTGGAAGATACAAAACAAACATTCCGTTTAACCTCAATTGAAACACAAGGTGTAGACCCAGCAAAAGAAACAGGTACCGATGAACCAACTAATGTAGAAGAAGAATTAAATAGACTTAAATCGGAACTAGAAGAAGAAGATAAAGGTGGTAGACCAAAAGACCCCGTTAGATATGGTAAAGATGACCACCCACAAGGTAGAGACCCATTGGGTATTAAGACTCTTAAACAAAAAGAAGGGTCTGTAAAATATAAGGCAAGAGATTCATATTTAGAGATATTTAAAGATATGGACGGAAATAAAAAGACTATTTTAACAGAAGATAACATAAAATAGTAATAAACCAATAATAAAATATATTTATATCAGAATAATTGTATAATTTAATGAAAAAAATAAAACATTCAAAGTTTAAAAATACGGGATTCTTATTTGAATTATTAGTAAGACAAATTACCTCAGAGGTTATGTCATCTAGTAAGTCGGTGGCTGAAAAACTTTTGAAAGAACACTTTAATTCTAAACAAGAATTATCAAAAGAATTGAAATTATATCAATATCTTATTAATGAAAAATATAATTCAGAATCAAAGGCTGAACAATTCATCAATACGATATTAGAAGCTCGTAAAAAAATAGATGAGAAAAAACTTACAAAGGAAAAATACAATCTTATTAAAGAGATTAAAGAAACTTATAATTTAGATGAGTTTATTAAATCTCCAATTTCTAATTATAAAACATTAGCATCTATTTATAAAATATTTGAAACTGTTATTAATAATGAAGAATATGAACCAACCGACATAGTATCAGCGAGATTTACAATCGCAGAAAATATTATTAATTCTTCTATTCAAAATAAAGATATAAAAATCAAAGATGCGGTTTTAGAAGAATATAGAAAACAAGATGATGATTTAAGAGCAGTTTCTTATAAATTATTGGTTGAATCATTTAATAACAAATATAGTAATCTTACAAATGACCAAAAGGGTTTATTAAGAGAATACATTAATAATATCAATAATACTGGTAAGTTAAATGAATATGTTTCAAATGAGGTAACTAAATTAGTAGACGGATTAAAAGAAGTTGGTTCTAAAATTTCTGACAAAGTTACAAAAATCAAATTAGCAGAAACAATTGCAAACATTAAAAAAATTAAATCTGTTAAAAAGATTAAAGAACAACATTTATCTGCAATGATGATGACGTATGAATTATTAAAAGAATTAAAAGAATCAATTAAAAAATAAAAAATGACAAATTATAGAATTTTTAACGCAAAAGAATATACAGCAGGCCAATCAGGTTCTTTGGAAAGAGCATGGGGTGTAATGAGAGGTTCGGCAGTTTGTTCAGGTTCAATAACATTAGAAGGTATTGTTGATAATAACCTAAGTGGTACAATTGCACAAACTAATAATCACTCTACTATGAAATTAGAACATTTAGCAATCGGAGAGCCAGTTCCTTGTTATGTTAGAAGTATTGTAGTAACATCTGGTAATGCATATTTATTAGCTTAAAATTAAACGGAGAATAAAATGCCAGAAACATTAAAAACAGAACAACTTAATAAAATAAGAGAAATTGTTCGTAAGATGGTGAGAGAAAGAATGATTGACGAAATGAACACCACAGGTAATATTGAAGGGTATAATACTCCATATGCATTTAGTGGTAAAGATGGTGAAAAGAAAAAAGCTAAAAGACAAGCAGACCTTACAGGATACACACCGGTTAATGAAAATAGATGGTTGGCATTGAAACAAGATGAATCAACTGCTCAAGCTAAAATAGGTAGAGGTATATCTAATATCAATAAACAATTAAAAGAAATGGAAAGATTTCTTAATTGGTATGGTAAGATTAAAAATGAAAGTGGTGTAGATAACAAATCTTATTGGAAAAGGACAAATAGTCATATTTATAGTATACAAGAGAGATTATTAAAATTAGACCAAAAAATCAGACAAATATCAGAATAATGAAACATACAGAATTAAAAGAACTTATTAGACAAGTTGTAAAAGAAGAAAGTGATTACCAACAACTATTCAAACATATGTTAGATAGAACAGGTAAATCTATTCCTGATATGTCCGATGCAGAAAAAGTTAAATTCTTTACCGCAGTAGATAAAGCAAATAAAGCAAAATCAGAAGGTAAATTAACAGGATACAACGAAGCCGAATTATCAGCAGGTCAAAAGAAAATTGATGTTGATGGTGATGGTGAGATTGAAGGTTCTGATTTAGCAGCATTAAGAAATAAAAAATAATGAGTAAAGGATTATTAATTGAAACACATTTGTTTGAGGCAAAACTTCAACAAGAAGAAAATGGAACTTATTTAGTTAAGGGAATCCTACAAAGAGCAGGTGCTCCAAATCAAAATAATAGAAGATATCCTAAAGAAATATTAGAAAGAGAGTGTCAAAAGTATCAACAACTTATTAAAGAACGTAGAGCATTGGGTGAATTAGACCATCCTGAGTCTCCGGTTATTAATTTAAAGAATGTATCACATAACATTAGAGAAATCTATTGGGAAGGTGATGATGTATGTGGAGTGGTAGAAATACTTTCAACACCATCTGGAAACATCTTAAAAGAATTGTTAAAAAACAATATTCGTTTAGGTATTTCATCTAGAGGATTGGGTTCAGTAAAAGAATTAAGAGATGGTACTGTAATGGTAGCAGAAGATTTTGAATTGGTAGGTTGGGACTTTGTATCTAACCCATCAACACATGGAGCATTTATGGCACCATTACAAGAATCAAAACAATGGGCAAAGATAGCAGAAGAATGTGGTAAGTGGTGTAAGTCACAAGATTTAATGAGAGAAATTATAATAGAACTTAATTAATAAAATGAAATTAGTAAATTTAATACCTGGTAAAGAATTGAAAAGTGAGGCCATAGAAGATATGGATACAAACTTACCTGCACAGATGCAAAAATTTTTGGATAGAACTATTAATATTATTAAAAGTTATAATTTACCAAGAAAAAAAGAACAATTGGTAATAGCAAGAATAATTGACTCATTAGGAATGGATAAACAACAATTAATGCAAGCAATTAATAAAATTAAGAAAAACGATATTTTAAAGAAATAATAATGATAAAGTTAAAAGATATATTAAAAGAAACCGAAGAGTTTCAACAACTTCCAACAGAACTAAAAAGACATTTTTTAGAAATTATATCTACATACAACCAACATAGAGAAGGTATGAGTAGAAAATCGGATATTAGACAAGTTGCAGAATCATTGGGTGGTATTGCAGATGCAGCACAAGAATATACTTTGAGAGAAGGTGGTGACTGGTTTGATAGAGTTACTATTAAAAGAAATATGACTGAATTAAAAAAGTTTCAAGCTGCATTTGAAAAAGAAGCACAAGAAGCTACCGCACAAGAACAAAGATTAGAAGCATTATACGAAGATATGGGACATGTATTAGGAAGATATTTTGAAATAGCAGATATTACCGAACAACAAATGGCCGAAAGATTGGGTATTAATGAGTGTAAAACTTGTAAAAAATAAATGGAAACCAAAGAAAAAATAAACGAATCATCATTGGTCGTTATTTTGGGTGGAATTGCCTTATTTGCATTTTTCCAAATGTTCTTTAATAATTTAGCAGATAAAGTTGATGCATATTATTCAGGACATAGTGTTCCTATTAGTAAAGCTTTAAAACAAATTCTAAAAGGTTTAAGAAATAACAAATCTCTTATTGGAAAAATAGATGATTATGTACAAGAAAAAGGTCCAGGTGATACATTAGTTTATGCATTGATGGGTTGGCCGGAAGTAAAATCAGAATTAAATAAATTTAAAAGTGATAAAGAAATAAATTTAGAAGAATTGAATATAGAATTAACTAAATTGTTACAAAAAGCTTTTCAAGATGAAGCAGAAGAACAGGGTTTGACATATAAATTCAAAAAGAAAATAAGAAATCAAAAATGGAGCAATTAGCATCATTGTTATTACATAGTAGAACACAAGCACATTCATTTCATTTAGGAGTTAAAGGTGTTGGTGCATTTTCTACACATTCTGCATTACAATTATACTATCTTAATATTGCAGGCTTAGTTGATGGTTTAGTTGAAGCATATCAAGGACAATACGGATTAATTAAATTACAACCTGTTAGTGGATTGGATACAAATAATGATATCAAAAATGTTATTTCATATTTTGATAAATTGATTGCAGCAGTTGCAAAATTAAGAAAAGACGAAAAATTACAAATGAGTTGGTTACAAAACGATATAGATACGATTGTAACTTTATTATACTCAACAAAATACAAGTTGACAAATTTACAATAGAAGAATGTTAGTAGTAAGTGTTAAGGGTGGAAATATAGAGTGGGCAATAAAAGATTACAAAAAGAGAGTTCAGTCCATAAAACAAATAGAAGAACTTAGAGAAAGGAAGAATTTTATTAAACCTTCCAAAAGAAAGAGGTTACAAAAAGAAGAAACTATAAGAAAAAACAAACTATTTTAGTAGTTTTCTTTAGTTTTCTAAAAAATTTACATATATATTATCAAATATCTTATTTTTTATTATAAGATTACAAGACAGAGTTGATTAATGAATACCCTTCTTATAAGGTGTGACCGAACAATCAACATAATTACATTGGAGTTCCCTACAAGAATAACTTCACAAACAAATTTAAGGAAAAAACAAGATGGCAAATTCAAAATTATTGAAAGAAGCAATCGCTGATGCCAAAGCCGTTAAAGAAACTGCTTTAGCAAACGCTAAAATCGCACTTGAAGAAGCTTTTACTCCTAGACTTCAATCTATCTTATCTCAAAAGATGAGAGCAGAAGCTGAAGCACAGGATGATGAAGTAGAAAAAGTTGACGAAGAATTAAAGTCTACGGGTATCGGGTCTAAATCAGACGCAGGATACGCTGAGACTCCAGGTGCAACCCCAGCTTACGATGCAATGACTGATTTATCAGTTGGTGTAAAGAAAGATAGTGGTAAACCTGAACAAGCTGGTACTGACTATAAGAAAGTAGCAGACATTTCTGAAGAAGAAAATCCATTCGCACAAGATGATGCTATGGCTAGTGATGACAAAGATGCAGAAATTGCAGAATTGAAAGCTAGACTTGCAGAATTAGAAGGTGAGAACGGAGAAGAAACTGAAGAAAATCCTTTCGCAGCAGCAGAAGGTGAAGATGAAATGGGCATGGATGACATGAGCATGGATTCTGAAATGGGTGACGATTCAATGGACATGGGTTCTGATGACGAAGAGTCAGAAGATGATATGGACTTAGAAGCAATCATTCGTGAATTAGAAGCATCAATCAATGGTGAGGAAGAAACTGAAGAAGTTCCAAGTGAAGAAGGAAGCATGTATGAAAATCTTGCAGACGGTTCTGAAGCTGGTACTGACAAAGGTGAAACACCAAAAGTTGTTGTAACTAATGAAGCGGAAGAAGATGACAAAGAAGATAACAAAGATGTTGTTGACTTAGAAGAAATCTTACGTGAAATGGAAGCTGATATGAAAGATGACAAAGAAAAAGTTGATGAAGAAAAAGAAGAAGATGAGAAAGAAATGAAAGCAGACTTACAAGAAGCTTACAAAACTATCAAGTCTTTACAAAAAACAATCAACGAAGTTAACTTATTAAACGCTAAGTTATTATTCGCAAACAAATTATTCAGAGCTCACAACATGACTAACGAACAAAAAGTTAAAGTGATTGAAACTTTGGATAGAACAAATTCAGTTAGAGAAGTTAAATTGGTGTATTCTACATTAGCAGAAAACTTCAAATTCTCTACAAACAAATCTACTAAAAAATCTATTTCTGAAGGAATCGCAAGCAAAGTAACAAAATCTACTAAGCCAGCACAATCTAAGCAAGTAATTGCTGAGAACACAGATTTCTCTGACAGATTTAAGAAATTAGCAGGTATTATTAAATAAAATATTAAAAAACAAACAATGGACATTAAAAAATTAATGACAGGTGCTAACCCACAAAGCATTATGCTTGAACAAACTAGAGGTTTGAAAAGCAAATGGGAAAAAACAGGTTTATTAGAAGGTGCAGGTACTGAAACTTCTAAGCATGGTATGGCAGTAATGTTAGAGAACCAAGCAAAACAATTATTAGATGAGGCTACAAGAACAGGTACATCTTCAGGTTCTGAAGAGTGGGCTGGTGTTGCGTTACCTTTAGTAAGAAGAATCTTCGGTTCTATCGCAGCTAAAGAATTCGTTTCAGTTCAACCAATGAACTTACCTTCTGGTCTTATTTTCTACATGGATTTCAAATATGGTACTAACCCAGCAGGTAATCCAAACTTTGCTGGTTCTTCTTTATTCGGTAATGGTGGTGCATTTGGTAAAGATTCTTTATCTCCTGCAGGTAACAAATTAGGTTCTACACAAGCTACTGAAGGTGGTTTGTATGGTGCAGGTAGATATGGATATACAATCAATAACTCAACTGCAGCAGTAGTAGCTACTATGGCTTCTGCTTCTTTAGCTGATATGAATTATGACTTATCTAACGCTACAGTTTCTGCATCTTATGCAGCTAACACTTTGAAGAAATTCACAATCGCTTTACCAGCAGGTGCTGATTTTAATGGTATTAGAGCTTTCGAACCAACTTCATTGACTGGTTCTGTAACTTTCTACCCTCAACTTACAGTTAAAAGTGGTGACAACGTAGTATTCGTTGCAACAGCAACTGGTATGACAAATGATAACTCAGTAGAGTGTTCTTTAGCTTACCACGTTCAACCAACTGATATCTCAAGAGGTGACTTCGAAGATAGAGGTACTGATTTGGCTATTCCAGAAATCGAATTAGAATTGAAATCTGAGCCTATCGTTGCTAAGACAAGAAAATTAAAAGCAATTTGGACTCCAGAATTAGCTCAAGATTTAAACGCTTACCATAGTGTAGACGCTGAAGCTGAGTTAACTCAAATGTTGTCTGAATACATCTCTTTAGAAATCGACTTAGAAATCTTAGAAATGTTACAACAAAACGCATTCACAACTGAATACTGGTCTGCAAAGACTGGATATGAGTGGAATGGTGGTGGATTCTCAGTTGATTCTTCTGTGGCTGCACTTGCATACCAAAAGAGTACTTGGTTCCAAACTTTAGGTATCAAATTACAAAAAGTATCTAACAAGATTCATCAGTTAACAATGAGAGGTGGTGCTAACTTCGTAGTAGTATCTCCAAACGTTGCAACTATCTTAGAATCTATGAACGGATTCTCTGCTAACCCAGGTAAAGACGCAACAACTTTCTCTGCTGGTGTAACTAACATCGGTTCTATCTCTAACAGATATGACGTTTACAAAAACCCATACATGACTGAGAACGTATTATTAATGGGCTTCAAAGGTTCTAACTTCTTCGAAACAGGAGCAGTTTACGCACCTTATGTTCCATTGATTATGACTCCATTAGTGTATGACCCAACTAACTTCACTCCAAGAAGAGGTGTTATGACTAGATACGCTAAGAAAATCGTTAGACCAGAATTCTACGGTAAGATTGTCGTTGATGGTTTGAACACTTTATAATCTTTGAGTAGATTAGATAAGTAATAACC